AAAAGAATGTTAAAGACCAAGATTGGTAGAAACTTGGTCAAATCTGTTCTACGTGCCAATCGTTCGGTTGGTAAAGGCATTGGTAAACTTGGTAAATTCTTAACTGGTTCTGCTGGTGAAAAGGTTGCCACTGAAGTTGCAAGCAAGTCTGCAACAACCGTAACCAAGATTGCTGAGAAACCTGGTTTCTTAATGACTGCTGAAGAAAAGATTGCACAAAGAGCCGCAGCAAAAGGCTTAGGTAAAGTTGCAGGAAAAGAAGCCGCTGAATCTGTTGGCAAAGCAGCATCAAAAGTTGCAGATAAGACATTGATTAAGAAGGCAGTCACCAAGGCTTTAGGTGCCGCAGGCAAATCGATAGTTAAAAAGATACCATTGATTGGTCTTGGCGCAGGTCTTTGGTTTGCTGCTGACCGTGCAATGGCGGGCGATTTCAAAGGTGCGGCTGCTGAAGCAACATCTGGTGCACTTGGTACTATTCCTGGTGTCGGTACTGCTGGTTCTGTTGCAATAGATGTTGCACTGATGGCCAGAGACATCTATAAAGAAACTTATGGTGTATTCCCTGAAGATGATGATCCAAGAGCATCAAGTGCTAGACTGCAAGACATTTCGGATTCTATCAAAGAGATTACAGGCACTGAAACTGCAACAAAGGTTGAAAGTACACCTATTGCACCTCCTAAAACTGCATCTGCAACGACCACACCATCACCTACACCTACTGCCGGTAGTACTTCTCCTGCCTCTTCCGCAGGCGCAGGTAGAGGCTTTGTTTCACCACCAACCGTAGGTTCTATGACCGCAACACCGGCTGGATCATCACCGAGTGCTGTGTCATCAAGAGTGCAAGCAGCAATTGCTGAGAACCAAAATGAAAAAACCACAACAGGTTCATTAAAACCTATTGTGGTCGACAACTCTAAGAGTATCAACAGAACTGCTAAGTCCGATGATACTGTGAGTTATGGTGATAACTTCAACGTAAGAGAAGTTGATCCAACATTACGCTGGATCATTGAGACTAATATACGTAGAGTTTAATCTTCAGCCAACTTGCTGAAGTAAGCCAAGTCATCATCCTCTGTCTCAAATGGAGGATCATCAGCTTCTACTTTAGGTGCTTTACGAACTTGTTCTTTGATAGTTTCAACAGTAGTTTTTGCTACTGGTGTTTCACCATTAAGACCAAGAACCTTTTCAAGACGAACCTTCAAGTCATCATAAGACTTGAATTCTTTCTCTGCAACCAACTCTGCAAGAGAGTGTTCTGCCTTCCAAATCTTTTCCAATTCATCGTCATCTTCCAATAGGACAGATGGTGCGGCAAATTCAGACTTGTCGTAGTTTTGGTAACCAGCAACTTTAGTGATACGCAACTTGAAGTTTGCACCAGTCCACATATCGAATGGGTTGATAGCAACTTCATCTTCGAAAGCAGGATTCATTGCACCTGTAATCTTCTCAAAAATCTTGGCACCGAACTTGAACAATTTAACTTGTCCTTCATTCTCTGGATGCTTAGGATCAGAAACGATATACACGTTAGCAATGTAATTCAACTTACGTTTTTGCTTACGGACGATTTCTTTGTTGGCTTCAATACCAGAATTCCACAACTTGTTGTTGTGTTCACACACAGGACATTGTTGATTCTTGGTTGTCAAGCAGTTATCAATCAACCAGCCACCAGGACCCTGGAAGCCGTGACCAAAAATCTTAACCCAAGGCAACGCATCATCACCATCAACTGCTGGCGCAGGCAAGAAACGGATAACGGCAGAACCATTACCTGCTTTGTCTACTTCTGGTTTCCAATAGTTGTCTTTGTTGTCGGTAGCGGCATTAGAATTTAATGCTTCGACTGCTTTGGCAAGCTTATCCAAGTTGCCAGATTGACGTTTGAGGTTTGCAAATGAACTCATATTATTTCCTTATAAAACGGAGTATTAAAATTAAAACGGATTGTCCACATTGTACATAATATAACCATATTTATACACGCAGGAGTGTATCTAATATGGAGATGGTTGTCAAGGCATCATGGTGATGAATGCCAGTACCACCTGCTTTGTTCCAATCATCGATAACAGATTGAGTGTCATCAATGATAATGGAATTTTCATCGGCAAACTTGTACTTTAGTGCTTTACCTGGTACAAAATTTGCAGGATAGTTGATGTTGTGTTTACCAAGCCAGATTTCTTTTTGACGAGAAATTTCAGCATTGTTTACTGGTCGTGCAGTAGAAGATAGAATCTCTACAGGAACACCACAACGATTAAGATAAGTCAACAATACATTAGCATCAGGCATCAGATCAAGGTTCTGAAATTCTTTGTTTTGAATAAAGTTAGCAAAACGTTGACCAAACCTTTTACGAGCATCATCACTTGATGGACTTGTATTGTGGATTTCATGGTATCGTTTATGAAAATCGGCAATTACACCGTCCATATCAAGGTAGATTTTGGTAAATTTAGGCATGTTCTATAATCACTTCTTTAAGTATATTTTTGAATTTAACTTTATCGTATTGGATAAAAGGTGTATACTTTTCACATTTCAATCGCCAATTGGGCCAGATAATATCATCATTGATTTTACGGTCCCACATGGGAAAGAAGTTCATAATATCATTAAGTATACACAAACTTTCCATAGAGATAGTGCCAGACATAACCTCACGGAGTAAAGTTGGATGTTGACCATCATTGACAATCAACATTTGTTCTGGCGCATCATTTCCAATAAGACCAAGTATATCATTTTCAAAGACATATGTCAAGCTCTGGTTAATCTTTTGCCACTTTTTGTATGCCACTTCACCCTCAGGTCCAGTCATTTCACCAACCCATGTTGAACTGCCATAAATGAAATTCGCCAAATAAAAGTTACGCAATTCGTCCAGTGAATACTTACGGGACAATTTGTAGAATTGATATTTTGCTTTATTCTTTAAAAAGTTATCCTGTGACACGTTAGTTTTTCCGTTGTATCGGAAATAATCATAGGATTTAGAGGTGAAGTGTAACTTCATTGCAGAATAAAGTTTGTACGCTTCGAAACCAGTATTTTCTGTCATATCTATTATAAATAAGTGTAGGTCACCGAATTAGCCGTTCGCACCTACTCTAACATTGTAAAGGAATGTCAGCATGGATATTTATTCCAAAACCAACACACCACCCGGTTCTTATGTTTATGCATATCTACGTCCAGATAATACACCATATTATTTTGGAAAAGGTCAAAAAACACGAGCTTGGTTAAAATCTAAAAAAGAAATTAAGCCACCAAAAGACAAATCACGAGTCATAATTGTTGAATGTAATTTAACTGAAGTTGGAGCACTAGCTTTGGAACGCCGAATGATAAGATGGTATGGTAGAATTGACATAGGCACAGGAATATTAAGAAATAAAACCGATGGAGGTGATGGTGTAGAGAATTACAAACATACACAAGAAACCTTAAATAAAATTTCAGGTATGAATAGTATCCACTATAACAAATCTCCGTGGAATAAGGGAATGAAAGGTTTCAATTTAGGTTTTAAACACACGGAGAATTCTATCAAAAAAATGTTAGGACCAAAAAGTTCGGAACATAAAACTAATATTTCAAACGGTAGAAAAGGGATGATTTTTTCAGAACACCATAAACAGAATTTATCAAATTCGAAAAAAGGCAAACCTATACCGAAAAAGAGAAAAAGAATAATGACACCTTTTGGATTATTTGAATCAGTAACATCAGCGGCCGAATTTATGAACTGTACAAAGTCCAACATTTCTTCCAAATTAAAAAGAAAACCGGATGAATATTATATCATACAATAGGTAACCGACTCGACTTTTTAATCAGATTAACTGATTGTGCTTCTTCACGGATTCTTGCTTTAAGGTGTGATGAAATCAAGGTGGCAGCCACCTCAATTTCAATACCTGATTCTTCACAGTATTGAATGATTGCATCCATACAATGAATATTATATTCTTCAGCAATCTCCGCAATTTTCAGAGAGAATTCACGAATTTCATCTTTAGTGGGCATTATTTGACCTTCAATGCATAAACCATGCAAAGGTTATCTGCTTGTGTTGCATATGCACACTTAACAGAGATAGGGTCAATACCTTTTTGAATGGCGGTGTCCATGTTCTTTGCCATGTTGTTTCGATCATTTGTATTTGACAAATAACCACTAATGATTACCGATACAACAATAATGGTGATACACACCAATGAGGTAACAACAATTTTCATATGTGAATCTTGGTTTTCCATGTTAAATGATTTCCTTGTTTCTATCAATTGAGTCTCTTTCGGAACGGTAGAAGATGTGTCTTCCGATTTGTTTGACTTTCTCCAAGTGACGCCATCCAGGATGGACGTAATCCGCATGATAGTATGTCGAACCTTCAGTAACATCGTTCTGCCTCTCGTAGTTTACAATTAAGTTTGTAGCGAGTTCCAAAATTTCATTATATAACTTCTCGTCATGGATTGGCAAGCCCTTTCCATTCTTCTTTTCGCAATACCAAGAAAACTGACAGGTCTTACCAGTCTTCTGTTTGACCACGGAGCAGATAGTGTCTGCATATCCAGATTGCACACGGTTAATAGTTACGAAAGCAACGGCCTTCTGACCCTCAATAGGTTCATAAGCGGCTTCATGGTAAATATTTTGTGCCAAACAAGTTACTTGGACTTTAGTGTCATCAGGTAACGCATTGTAAGTGGTCTTAAAAGGCAGGTTATAAGTATCAACGTTGATACAAGAAACCATCAAGATGATTGCTGAAAAGAATAC